GCGGGTCCGAGCATCCATCCGCCATCTTCGTTTGCAAAACGTTAGTTCTGAGAAATGCACAGTTGGTATGGCTATTTCATTTTTGTTTGCATCCGTAAACGGCATGTTGAAGCTCGAGAAAAATAGTTGCATTTCCCGGGCATTGTACCACAGGAGGTTGGTTGTATCAGCACTATCATCACCCATTGTCAAAGCGTGAACGTGCCTCCTAAAAGGCGGAGGCTGACATTGATGATGACGCCACCACGACATATAGTAGAAGATTCGCTTCCTCAACGAATTTCCTCCACCATTCAATAGAATAGTATCCAGGGCTCCAGACGGAAGACTTCCGTCTGTTTTAAAGATCGTTCCTGCATACATCCATGTAGTGGCTGTGTGATCAAATATAATAGTCTCAAGAATTCGCAAATCTCTTGGAGTGTATCCCAAACGGCGAGCAATATCCAAAATTACTGTAGTGAAAGCTCGCATGACTTGACCATTCTGTCGAATATCATACTTAGAGTAATCCCCCTCAACAGCTAAGGGATACTCATCCAACCATTCGCCAGCCTGATGCCATTCATCATTCGTACAATTCACTCCGACTGCTGTTTCGGCAGCCAAAGGGTGCGAATTTATAAAGTTCATGATAGGCATCAGCCACATTCTGGACACTATAAGACTAGCAACAGGAAGAGTCGAAAAGACTCTGACCCATTCCTTACCAATCTTAGTAGGTTCATCCTTCAACCCGGAACGGGCTATAGGATGGTCCATAATTCCCTTCTCATACTTGGCGATGATGGCGTAAACCTCATCCTCAAGCTCAACAGAGGGAACAAAATGTGGGGCTAATTCTGTTCCAACATTATCGAAATGCTTCTCTTTCTTCCCTTTCAGACCAAATCCACTAGACGTTTTCATATTCATTCGTCCAATGAATCTCTGTCCGGGTATGCCGTTGATGGCAACATCGAGAGTAAGCGGCTCTTTAATGTCGGGGGGGCAGCGTTTAAGGCAATCGTGCAACTCTGAGAGATAATCACGAACTGCCCAATCGACTGCACAGGGTGGATAATCTTGTTCACCATGTGTCATGATTTGAAAGTGGTCAGCATGATTCCGATCAGAACGGAACTTCGGTTTGCCCCAAAGACAGGGCCAACCTAACTCCTCCAAGATCGGAGACATTGGAGTACGTC